CTGCTTTGAGCATCAAGTATTGTTTTCAACATCTTCCCTGATAGTTCTACTTCTTGTGCTTTCAATCTTGATGTTAATACCATTCTTTCCAGAGTTTCTAAATCACCATTCAGTTTTTTAATCTGTTCTTTTAGACTTTCATTCTCTTGAGTAGTTCTAGCAAGTTTAGTCTTACGTTTAATTAAATCATCTTTATCTTTAATATCTGATTCTCTTATCACAAGTTCATCATCGCCAATTCCTTCGCGGTGCATAATCAAAGCATTCTGATACCTTGCATCACGATTAGACGGCATTGTAGAACCGGGTATGACCTTTATATCAAAATCCATAACAGACAAATCATTCAATACCTTTGATACATTACCAAACTTATCTGTTACCCTTTCATTTATAACTGCAACCTTTTCGTATTCCTCATTGTGTATTCTGAATACTTTCTTATCAGTATATAATGCTCTAGCAAAATCCATATATATTTTACCAAGATGTTCCAATGCTGGATCTAATAGATTATGTACCCAATCTCTAATTCTCCTTGTACCCATTTCATCAATCTTGACCTGACCTTTAAAGGTTTCATGTTGAGCTTCTTCCTGTCCTTGTGCCGCCGCCTGCATACCACTAAGGAAATGAAAATCAGCTCCGGCTTTTTCTGTTAGATATACAAAAGCATTACTCAATGGCAATGGCATAACTTCCTTTGGATAATCCTGTCCAGGCATTACAGGCAACAATGCTCCAGGTGTAGTTACAAATTTTCTCCATACTTTAGTTTCAATACTTCCTTTCTTAAACATCCACCTCAAGTTACTTCCAAGATTAGCATTGTGGATAATCAGCTGATGTGACTTATTCATCTCACGCTGTTTACCTACTAATAGTGACGACATTGAAATTGGAAATGGAGTACCGGTATAGATGTAATGAACAGGAACTAATGGAATATGTTTGCCAGGAATTTTAGTTCTTGATATGAATTGGTCACCAATAGTTATAACTAATTCAATAGCATCTTCATAGAATTCTGTCTTACTAAGCACATACTGTCTGAACTCACCATTCTGTTCATACAATTTCCATTCCGCTTCCGACATTACCACAGCTTCAGTTACAGTTCCTTTATTTATTTTTTCTTGTAATAGATTTTCAAAGATTATCTTCTTCTGCCTAACAGTTTCGGATTTCATCTTTTCCATTTCTAAATCATAACGCTGTTGCAACATTCCGCCTTCCAACGCTTCATCAAGCTTTTGCTTCTGTTCCAATAGCTGAACATCCATTTCTTTATTAATCCTAGTAGCTTCCTGTTGTACCTCAAGCTTGATTAATTTCATTTCTTCTTCTGATGGCGGAACATTGATAAATACATTATAGAACAATTTCTTTACTCTGAAAAATCCTCTGTATCTATCAAGTATATCATCTGCTTCACCATCATCTTTGAACGCCATCATCTCATGCGTAATCTCAGTAGGCGGTGCTTTTTCATCTATGTCACTTGCTATTGTAAAATTAACACCCATGTATTTAAAATAATTCTCATACAACTTTCCGGATTGTGCTTTTTCTATTATAGCTTTATGTTTAGGATGTTCTTGAATTAACCTAGACCTTGACAGGTCATCTTTGATTATCATCCATCCTGAATCTTTAAATAGTTTATGCGTACTTGTCGGTTCGACAAATACATTCCAAGAATTCACATGACCATATAGAACTTCACCCTTACCCTTATCTAAATTGGAATCAACATATACATAGAAATATCCAAGACTTTTAGTGAACACATCAGTAATAACCCTGAATATCAAATCACGCCCATCAGATAAATACCAAGACCTTTCAGTCATAGTATCTACTACATGAGCCGCCTCAGTATCATCACCTTTGAATCCTGACGGAACCCACTTTGGATCTCGATTAGTAACAAAGAAACGTGCCAATTCGATTGTTGGAGTTATCTTATTGATTATGAAATCAGGCATTCCGGCACTACGCAAATCATCCAGCTCAGTTTGTGTAAGCTGTATATTGTGTGCAAAACGATAACCCTCTTGCGATAATTCATGCCATGCGGTATAATTGATGTTCTGTGCATTCTCCACCAATTTCTTATTTCTTTCTACATAGTTTTCTTTTTGTTCTTTAGTTAGTGTATTAGGCATACTTGCTCCTATGATTGTACCCAGCCTTTTGGTCCGTAATCTGACATATCACCATCTGGATTCCTATCAGGATTTCGATAACTTACCTTTCGGCTTTTGTTAATTTGATTAGCAGGTATCGCCTTTGCTGTCGGAACATAAGAATTCTGTATGGCAAACATCAATGTTTCAATAACATCATCATGTGACATTCGTTTACCAAATGTTTTCGTTTCATACAGCAACTCAAGCATACCCTCTGTATAGTTAATTTTTCTCATGGCAAATAAAGAATTCAATGCAGTATATATCTTGTTTATCTTATTCCTACCTGCCGGTGCTTCACTCATAAATGAATAGTTAAAATCGCCTTTAGTTTCCATGAACTGATACAAGCTATTGAAAACACTACGATTCATACTAACATCTTCAACTGTAAAAGCTTCACATTGATATTTATCATATAGTTCAAAGATATAATCAACTACACCTTTCTTACCTGATAAAGCTCCATGCTTATTTCTAATTCCCATTGTTGGAATTGAAAGCTGTCTAACATATTCCAATACATAGATATTATGTTCAGCATCTATTCCAATTACAAGTATAACGGAATAATCAGAATCCTTTGTTTCTATATCTGTCGCCGGATCACATCCTCCGAATGTAAGTATCGGGATAACTTCACCATCAATAACAAGTGCAGGAAAATCATACTCAAGCGTAAAGTTTCCTTTATAGAACTTAATATGCTTATCTGTGAATAGGGCTGTTTCATCTGATTGTACCTGTAATTCATATTCTTGATAATATCCTGACAATCCTTTCTTACTTGCCGCATACTCATTTTTAATCCTGTCAAGTTTCTCTCTTGGATAATGGTCATGCCATAATACTCCACCTTCCATATCTGGTTGAGTTACAGGATAAACGTAGATTCGCCATGGTACTCCCTCAACAATAGTATTACCGCCAAACCTATGATGCATTTCAATCAGCGATTGACCGAATGCTCCCCAATGTACAGGAGTTTGCATCAGCACCATACGACCACAATCCTTATCTACTGCAGGATAAATACCATCCATAAGCACATCAAGGATATACTCTCTGCGTTTCTCCGACCTTGTATTATCCTCATTCTCAAAATCATCACCGAACAATCTAATGAATCTTATAGTTCCATAAACCGGATCATCATGAGTTTCACCACGAATACTTGTAAGATTAGAACGACTGCATAGCTTATCATTATTAATTGTAATGACATCTTCAGCAGTCCACATCATACCATTTTTTCTACCATCCATATTGCCAAATACACTTGTAATCGATTTACTGATTGTCAAAGCATTCTTAATGTATCTGACATTAGCTACTGATTTCTTCTGTCTATCTGCAACCCAGCCATAGAATAGTGGTTGTCGCCATTCAACTTCTTCTTCCCAATAATCTCTAAGCTGTCCACACTTTGTTTCAGCAGCAAAAGCTTTAATGTTATCTTGCGTATAGGCAAAATCTCTTACTATATGACATTTAATAATTGTACTCTTGGCATGTTCACGCGGAAATATAAAAGCAGTAGGTTCTACTCGATTCGATTGCAATTCGAAATCCATCTTATAATGAGCAGGTGAATTCCTCGACCTGCCAAAATCTCCTCTCAACCAAACCTTACCAAAAGCTATCCCGCTATTCCAGCCACGATATAAAGCTTTATCCATATCTGTAAGCAATGGCAAAGTAGATAAGTCTAATCTATTCCTTATCGGTCTTTCAGATATTTTCATGCATTCAATTCATCAGAATTTGTTTCATTAAAAGCATCTTCAGCTTCTTCCATAGCTTTCTTTAAATCCGGAACAGCGTCAAGATGTTTAGTTCCATCAGGCAACAACTTAGGATTTCTTGGCAATCCACTACCATCATCTTCTTTATATGTACCAATTATCTTTCCTATTTCAGTTGCGGCTTGAATTATTATATTAGGTTTTTGATCTTCTACCTCAGCAACTTTCTTTAATTTTTCCAATACCCATACATCTGATAGTTTCAATTGTGATGCTGCGGTTTCGATTTCTGCTCTTATAGCCATTTTTATCCTCGGTTGCATTAATAAAAAATAAGCTCTGCGTTCAGCGAACTTCTCATTTTTCGTTTCAAAGACTGTCATATAAGCTTCAACAGGATTTGGATTGTAATAAGTGAAATATGTAACAAAACATTTTTCCCTTACAGTTGTAGCTGTACGACTTATTATAGAATCTTTATTATTTCTTTTTACTCGGGAGAATTTATATCTGTCGGCATGACCTGAAAAATCTGTATCCATTTCACTTTTCTTACTTACAATGAATGAGCCAACTATAGTTCTAATATATTTTGTTGAATGGAAATCCTTATTAGGACTACGTACAGTATTCTTCATGTGACCAACTTTTAGAACTTGAACTATCCTTTCATCATCCGACCAAACCCAATCATCAAGTTCCGCTGTTTTCCAATCAGTCTTAATAACCGGTATATCTTCTTTGTTCAATCCATTATGTATGAAATGCTCAACGAATTCCTTTTCATTGTCAAAGATGTAATGAGGAGTATCGCGTATGAATCGAAAATCCATTACTTCATAAGTGGTAATTTAAAAGGAACATACTGCTTGATAATTTTTTTAGCATCTTCAGGTTTAA